AGTTCCTGAAGCTGGCTTTTTGCAAACATAAGCGCTTCGAATAGCTCCACATCAGCGCCTCCGAATGATAAAGGGTCGTCACATTCAGATTCCTGCTGGCTAACCCGCGCTTTCAGGCGCTGATAATTATCAACGGCTTCTTTTAAAAGATTGTTCTTCATGCTCAGTACCTCGCTGCATTGCTGGCTTCCCACTCAATATCAAGCTCGCTTTGTTGCTCGCCAGCCAGATAGTTATACGGGCCTTTATCGCCCTCCAGGAACTGGTGTGACCGGGCGTCAAAGGTGGCGCCTATATCACCGATCCACCCCTCGCCCTCGCGCTGTTTGAGCAGGCGAATCATTGATGCAGGCATCTGGATAGCGGTTTGTTCGTCCTTATCCAGACTCTCATACCCCATGCGCTCAGCCTTGCGCTGCGCCAGCTCACGCGGGATATTCCGCCATACGGCCATAACGTTGTCGGGCATGTCGGTTAATGCGCCGGTGCCTTTGACGTCCATTTTCCCCGTGGGCGCCGCTTCGTTGGTTTTGCGTGCGTGCGTGACCAGCAGGACGTGGCAGTTATGCTCGTTTTTGAAGTCGCACAGGGTGTCGATGAATTCTTTCTGCCCCCCGTAGTCTTCCTCGTCGAGTCCGCATTTCGCCAGGTTGTCGATCACAAACAGGTCAATCCCATACCGACGGCGGGCGTAGGCGAAAATTTCCAGCAAGCGTCCGGCCTTCGCGGTGCCGGTGAGCTTAAACACCCACAGGCGATCGGAGAACCACTCATTCGTCATGATGATTTCTGCCCGTTCAGGGGATTTTCTGCAGATTGTTTGCCGGGTAAGGCGGGCCAGCATTTTCCCGGGCTTAAGTTCAAGTGATGCGATACATACGCGAACGCCCTGGCTCATGGCATCGACGGCAATGTGCCCCACCAACTCAGTTTTGCCGTGGCCGTTCACCCCGTTAACCAGTGTCAGCTCACCAGCACGGAACTTAAAATTGCTGTTCAGGGATGCCCAGGGGCTGGTGAACAGGCCGACATCGCGATGCTCGAACGCATCAATGGTCTCCTGAAGCAGATCGCCAGCGGAGCATAGTTCATCAGGGTCGAAGAATTTCGCGGTACCCAGGCATTGCCATACGTCATCCTCACTCATCCCGGCCATCAGACAGTCGTTGATATCTTTGTGCGGCAACTCCACCAGACGACAACGATGCTCACCCAGGCGCCGGGCGATTTCTTTTGCGGCTTCGCGTCCAACTTCGTCATTGTCCAGACTAAGCCAGATTTCGTCGAAGCGGTCCAGGTTGTGATATTCGTACTCGATCCACTGCTGCTTGGCGCCCTTCCCGCCGCCGAACGGCACCGACAGAGCACTGATGCCCAGTTGCGAGTAGGTCATGCAGTCAATTTCCCCTTCGCACAACACGACAGCGCGGGCTTTGGCGTCCATGGCCTGCCAGCCGAATAAACTCGGCTCACAGTCGGCCTCAGCCATGATGAGCTTTTTACCGCCCGGACGTTCGGTACCGATCCGCTTCACCTGCAGCAGTTCGCCGTTGCGGATGTACGGGAACGCCACCGCCGCCACTTCGCGGTTTTCGTCGTGGTACCAGACCACCGCATCGGAAACGCGGAACTGATCGGCTGTTTCGCGAGTGATCCCGCGAGAGGCCAGATAGTCGTAGCAATGGTTCGCTTTTTTTACGCCCTTCTTCGTCGGCCGGGAGAATGTTTTTTTCTTGGCCTCGAAGTGGTGATCGTCGTCTTTCAGGCCCAGGAACTCTTTCGCCTCCCGCATGGCGTCGTGCAGTTGACAGTTGCGCACCAGCACCCACAAATCGAGCAGATCGCCGCTGTCACCACTGGCAAAATCTGACCAAGCCTTTTTCCCGCTCAGGTTGATTTTCAGGCTCTTGCCAGAATCGCCATTGGTGTTACCCGCGCACCACTCTTTGCCTTCGAGATGCCCGCGAGGCAACAGATATTTAGCAACCCTTTCGGCGTTGTCCCACAGTTTTTCGGATAGTTCAGCCGGGCCCATTAGATACTCCGTAAATCGAATTTTATAAAACACCACGTCACGAATCCCTCGCGCAGAAAGCCGCGGTTAAAACCGGCAACCAGCATGCGTTTCAGGATGATTTTCATGGGCGGTTGGCTCCACGCTTGAGGCGGTCAATAGCGGCCTGATTGATAAACACCTCTGCGGAGCCGTCGTTGGATTGTGTGTACCAGGTGCTACCTGCGCCATTGCCCGCGCTGGTCGAAGTGACCTCTGGCGCTGGTGGTTGATTGGGTACGCGTTCTGGAAAGAGCCCCTGCCACCCACCCGCAATCGAGCGACGGATCACCTCATCGGCGTTCTGGTGGCCAGCAAGCTGCTTAGCCTGGTATGCGCAAGTTGTTTCGGTAAGTGGTTTCCGGGTTTCCCGCCGGAACTTAGCCCAGTCCTGCCAGACTTCATCACTGACGTTTTCAGGTTTTAGCCTTACAGGGTCGAATGACGTTTTTTTCTGGCGCTTTGCGCGCGCTTCTTGTGGTTCATGATCTTTTACTTGTGGATCAGGTTTTAAACCTTGTGGATCATGTCCTCCAGATTCTGGAGGGTCAAAACGGTTGTTGTTGCCAGATTCTGAAGGGTCAAGTGCGCTTGAGCCTCTCATTTCTGACGCGTCAGATTCTGACTGTTCAAAATCCGAAGCGTCAGATTCTGGAGGGTCAAAACGGTTGTTTTTGATACGTTCCAGCCGAATTAACGCTCTTTGCTGAAGTGCGATTTCTTCCAGTTTCTCAACGTTGAGGTGGTACATATTTGAAGTATTGCGGTTACCGTTTCGACGATTCTCTCGCCGCAGCCATCCCTCCGCTTCTAGCTCCGACAGGGCTGTTCGGATAGTGCTTTCTCCGGCGCCTATCTGACGTGATATTGTTTTTACGCCGGGATAAGACGTGCCTTCATCACTGGAATAATCCGCGAGGCGCACCATGACCATAAGGCGTGTACCTTTGACCCCCGAGACAGCACAGGCATCCCACACATACCCCTGAATTTTGCTGCTCATGAAATTAACCTCTTGAAGTACTGTTGAAACTTCCAGACAGGTTGCATGCATTCATGCGGATAACCCTGTCTGGTGAAATACACCTGCTGCTTCTCCCGGTTCCACCCAGTGACGTGCACGACAATACCCCGAGGATCGTGATACAGCCTGTCCAGTGCCTTTGGTGTCACTTCATGCCCCTCCTGTTAAGATGCGCCTGTCTTTTCACCACTTCAGGCTCGGTGGTATCCTCTGTTCACCACAAACAAAGAGGAAAACCGCGTGAGCAAACAAAATGACATCCCAACTTTTCCTGTTGAAGGCTGGACTGCTGGTCCCCTTCCCGGGTATGACGCTCTGGTCCTTAAACTTCAGTACCTTTCATCGCCAATGCAGCCAATAGAGACGGCTCACGAAACAGAATTCTTCGCGCTTACCCCTGAGATGGCTGAGGCTTTGATTTCTGATTTACAGCGACACATTGAGACGCTGAGAACATCCGGCGTTCACAGCCCTCAAGAAGGCAGGCATTAACCGTACAGGTCTTAACGATCGCTTCCGTAGCAAAGCGCCTGGCCTGCATGGCGCTTTTAATTTCCATACCATTCATGCGTGTTACAGTTGACTGTTGTGACATGTCACACCTCCAAACCAGGAGGTGGGAATAGTTTTGGTTTGTCCGGCCTTAACTCGTGAGCTGGGATCCCAGTAACTGCCGAAACGTCAGGGACGTGGTCCACGCCGACCAATCCAACCTTTCTCCATCGAGATACCGACGGCTGTTTAACTCCAACCACTCTTGCCAGGGCATTTACACCGCCAGCCGCCTCAATAGCTCTTTCAATCGCTGGTTTCATAGTTGTGTTTTACCTAGTTTGATTGCTATTGATGAATGATAGCAATTGATATTGGAATGAGCAATAGACTTGTTTATTATGCGAAGCTAAAATGTGATAGCGGAGGCTATAAACTATGCAAGAAAGTACACTTAAGACGCTCGCAGACAGACTTAACTTTGCGATGCATGAGATGGGGATGAGTCAAGGACAATTGGCGAAGGCGGCTAACATGGCGCAACCAACTATATGGCGTATAACGTCCGGTAATGCCAAAGGAACAACGAGGATCGTCGACCTTGCCAATGCTCTTGGGGTTCGTCCTGAGTGGCTTTCGGATGGCAGCGGCCCAATGAAGCCATCATCAGCCCATCAACTTCCAAAAGATCAAGAGTATGTCGGTGTAAAAACGTGGGATAAAAGCACCCCTTTAGAGGATGACGAGGTGGAAGTTCCTTTTCTAAAAGATATTGAGTTTGCCTGTGGTGATGGCCGTATCGGAAATGAAGATTACAACGGATACAAGCTACGCTTCGCAAAATCGACATTGCGGCAAATAGGAGCGAGTACTGATGGGCATGGAATACTATGCTTCCCTGTCCGTGGGGATAGCATGGAACCAGTAATACCTGACGGCACAACAGTCGCGATCAACACTGAAGACAAAAAAATAGTTGATGGGAAAATTTATGCCATCAGCGAGGATGGGTGGAAGCGAGTCAAGATGCTGTATCGTACAGGACCAGATACCGTAAGCGTTCGGAGTTTCAACTCGGTGGAGCATCCCGCCGAAGATAAGCCACTGAACAAGATAGAAATAATAGGTCGTGTGTTTTGGTACTCAGTTTTAATTTGATAAGCTTTTAATATTAGAAGCCGCAATAGCGGCTTTTTTTTATTCTATAATTCAGTCAGTTAAATGACAATAGCAAAATAAATAGAATATGCTATTGCATCAATCAATAGCATCCCCTATCATTTGTTCATCAACAAGCAAAGGAGCAAATGAGATGAGCGGTGAATCAACTCTCTTTAACGGTCTTTCTCTACGGCCTGTAGATGCGCTAAAAAACATATCTTCACTTATTGAGGTTGGATGTTTATTAACGACATCAAGCAGCAATAACCATAAAGAGATTGGCGATACTATTATTTGGTTGGCTCGCGACTATGCATCTGCCGCACATACTTTCGCCCAGGGGGAAAAGG